CCGCGATGTGGACATTCCCTCTGGAACCCTGCGCGACAACATAGCCTTCCTGCCGTACAAGGAACCGTCCACGGTTCTGTATCAGCTTCTTGGCAACATCATCGATGAAGGTCGCCGGTTTGCTTCGCAGGCCGATATGAAGGTTTCCGACATGAACTCGGAAGCCCCAGTCGGCACCACGCTGGCACTGCTGGAACGCTCGATGAAGGTCATGTCAGCAGTTCAAGCCCGTTTACACGCTTCGATGAAGAAAGAGTTCAAGCTCATTTCCAACATCGTGCGTGACTACGGCCCGAACGAGTATCCGTATGAAACCAAGGGTCAGGACATGACCAAAGAGGATTTCAGCGATAACATCGATGTTATCCCTGTGTCCGACCCCAACGCCGGTACGATGGCGCAACGGATTATGAAGTATCAGGCCGCCCTGCAACTGGCGCAGGCCGCCCCGCAGATTTACGACCTCCCGCTCCTGCACCGTCAGATGCTGGACGCGCTGGGTCTGGCCGATGTCGATGAAGTCATCCCGCTGAAAGATGTGATACCGACCGACCCGGTATCGGAAAACATGAATGTCTTGAACCAGAAACCGGTCAAGGCGTTTATCTACCAAGACCACGAAGCCCATATCAAGACGCACTTGGCCTTCATGCAAGACCCGAAAATCCAGCAACTGGCGGGTCAAAGCCCGAATGCCCAGCTCTTGGCTTCGGCCATGCAGGCCCATATCGCCGAGCATGTGGCGTTCCAGTACCGCAAGGAAATCGAAGAACAGCTCGGTGTCCCGCTCCCGCCTCCGGAAGAGCCGTTGCCCGAAGATGTCGAATATCGGCTGTCGCAACTGGTTGGCCCTGCCGCCGACCAGCTCCTTGGCAAAGACCAAGCCGAGGCTCAAGCCGAGAAGAATGCGAAGGAGTCGGAAGACCCCATTCTGCAACTGGAAGTCCAGAAGCTGGAACTCAAGAAACAAGAGATGCAGGACAAGAACCAGCGCGAGATGGCAAAAATCAATGCCGACCTCGAAAAAGCCAAGCTCAAGGCGCTTTCGGAAGAAAACCGCATCAAGTCAGAAGAGCGCATGGAAGGTACCCGTTTGGGCGTAGAAATCGCCAAAACCCGTGCCGAACAGTCGCTCACTGCCGAACAAGTTGCCAACAAAGCCAAAGAGGCTGGTATGCGCTTAGGCATGGATATGCTTGCCAAGCAGGAAGACCTGCGTATCCGGAACAAACAAATCGATGCAAGTAAGAATGTGCCAAGTGGCGGAGATAACGAATGACAAATGATACTGTGACTGCATTCATCCGCAAACAGCTCCGCGAGGAGATGAATAACCTTGCCGACCATATTTCTGGCGGCGGTTGCGCCAATATCGAGGAATACCGCTATTGTTGCGGGAAAATCGAGGGTTTGGCGGTTGCCGAGCGAGAAATACTTGACATTGAGAAAAGATTGCAAGATGATTAAACGCAGTAACGAATTCACTGCATAACGCAGTGCGAACATGACTCCGGCATGCTAACTCTCCGGTGCGAGGCAAAAATGTCAGAAGATAACACCAAAACCGCAAGTCAGCTCCCCAAGCCAACAGGTTACAAGATTCTCATTGCACTCCCGGATGTAGAGGAAAAAACCGAAGGCGGCATCATCAAGTCAAGCCAAACTGTTCAGAACGAAGAGGTTGGCAGTATCGTAGGATTCGTTCTCGAAATGGGGCCGGATGCCTATGCTTCCGAAGCCCGCTTTCCGAGCGGCCCGTACTGCAAACTTGGCGACTGGATTGTGATGCGCTCTTATAGCGGAACCCGCTTTAAGGTGCATGGCAAGGAGTTCCGTTTAATCAACGATGACAGCGTGGAGGCAACGGTTGAAGACCCGCGCTCTGTGGTGAAAGTATGACAAGCCCTGAAGACAAATTTTTTGGCGTGATGGCACCCGTGGAACGCCCCGGAGCAAACAAGGTGGAACCTGAAGACAATGAAGTCGTTGTTGACATCATTGACGACACCCCTAAAAAGCCTGAAAAGGCCAACGGGGCGGCAGATGACCATGATGAAGACGAACTGGCGGGTTACAGCGAAAAGGTACGCAAGCGTATCGGTAAGCTGAAATACCAACAGCATGAAGCAGAGCGTCAGCGGGAAGCCGCAGAACGCATGCGCGAAGAAGCCATCAGTTATGCCCAACAGCTTGCCGCAAAGAATCAGCAGTACGAACAACTGATTCAGCGCGGAGAAGGCGCACTGGTACATCAAATCAAGACCCGCGCCCAGCTTCAACTGGATGCCGCAAAATCGAAGTACCGGGAAGCCTACGAGCAGGGCGATACCGACAAGATTATCGCCGCTCAGGAAGAACTCCTGACGGCCCAAACCGAATTTCGTGAAGCTGAAAAGCACGAACGCACGCTCCAGTCACGACCCAAACCACAAGCCCAAGCCCAACCTCAACCTGAGTCCGTCCAACCACAGCAACCAAAGTTTACCCCGCCAGCACCAAGTGAAAAAGCACTTAAATGGTCTGAGCGCAATCCGTGGTTTGGCCCCAAAGGCAACAAAGAGATGACGGCTTTGGCTTATGGTGTTCACGAACGACTGGTTCGTGATGAAGGTATTCAGCCGGATACGGAAGAATACTACAACGCTATTGACGAGGCAGTTCGGACTCGGTTCCCCGAACACTTTGAGCAGGAGGCGCAAGTGCGCCAGACCCCTCAACGCCAACCATCCTCGGTCGTGGCACCTTCCAAGCGAAGCAGTGCATCCACACCGCGCAGAATTACGCTGACCTCCACGCAAGTCGCACTCGCTAAACGACTTGGCCTTACCTCGGAGCAATATGCCAAACAACTCATCAAGGAGAACAATAATGGCTGAAGAGCGCACAGTACGAGTAGAGCGGAAAGATGAATCCCGTCCAACGGATTCGTGGCTTCCGCAGTCCTCGCTTCCGGTTCCGGCTCCCCGTGAGGGCTGGGTACACCGCTGGGTACGAACATCGTCACTTGGTCGCGCCGACAACACCAATGTCTCCCGCATGATGCGTGAGGGTTGGGTTCCGGTCAAAGCCGAAGATTATCCGGAACTCCAAATCCTGTCCGACCACAATTCCCAGTTCAAAGGGAATATCGAAGTGGGTGGACTGCTCCTGTGTAAGGCCCCGGAAGATATGATGAAGTCCCGCCAGCAGTACTACCAGCAACTCTCAGACCGCCAAATCGAGGGCGTTGACCGCTCCTTCCTCCGCGAAGGAGACCCCCGTATGCCGTTGCTCAATCCTGAGCGAAGCACGCGGACAACTTTTGGTCGTAGCTAATCTATGACTAAACACTTCCACTCTCAATAAGAGGTATTCAACATGGCATCTGGTACTGTTGTATCAGTCCCCTATGGACTGAAGCCGATTAACCTTGTCGGTGGTCAGGTCTTTGCGGGTTCCACCCGCATGTACCCGATTCAATATGGTTACGCCACCGACATCTGTTACGGCGATTTCGTTGTCATTTCACGAGGTTCTTGCACCCGCGCTTCCATTGCGGCCACCACCTCGTCTAATGCCATCACTGGCGTGTTTCTGGGTTGTTCCTATACCGACCCGGTTACCAAGCAAAAACGCTACTCGCAATACTGGCCCGCTTCTACGCTGGCTGGTGACTGCGTGGCGTACATCAATGACGACCCGGATACCGTTTACAAAGCGGCTGTCTGTTCGTCTGGCACCACGATGGCTTCCGGCGCTTATGCTCTGGTCGGCACCAATCTGGCGTGCATCAACAACTCCGGCAATCTGTCCACCGGTAACTCGCAAAATGCCATTCTGGCACCGAGCGACACCCCGGTAACCACCATCCTGCCGCTTCGTTGCGTGGGTCTGGTCGAGGAAACCTCGTTCAGCTTCACCGCGACCGGCTCTTCGTCTGGCGCAACCTTGACCCTTACCGGTTCGGGTTCCCCGCAGGCGATTCCGGTGGGAACCAGCGTAGCTTACTACGCATCCAATGGCGAACTGATTCAAACTGGTTCGTTCGTGGATACTGCCGCCGCCGCTGGCGATACCAGCATTACCCTGAACGCGGCTATTGCGGCTCCGGGTGGTGTGGTAGCTATTCCGTCCAGCTCCACTGTCGTTTTCACCGTGTTCCGCGAACTGCTGGTCAAGGTGAATGTCCTCACTCACGGCTACTACAGTAGCGTAACCGCCTAAGGAGCGAACTCATGGCAATTTCACGCGCTCAGATGTTGAAAGAACTCCTGCCGGGCTTGAACGCTCTGTTTGGTTTGGAGTATGAACGGTACGAAGAAGAGCATACGCTCATCTACGAAACCGAGTCTTCGGAAAAGGCTTTTGAAGAAGAGGTTAAACTCTCCGGATTTGGCACCGCTCCGGTCAAGGCTGAAGGCCAAGCCATCGCGTATGACAACGCGCAGGAAGCCTTCGTTGCTCGCTACAACCACGAAACGGTTGCAATGGGTTTCTCGATTACCGAAGAGGCAATCGAAGACAACCTGTACGACCAGCTCTCGGCCCGTTACACCAAAGCCTTGGCCCGTGGTATGGCGAACACCAAGCAAGTCAAAGCGGCGGCTCTGTTGAACAACGGCTTCACCACCTTTAAATCTGGTGATGGCGTTACCCTGTTCAGCACCGCTCACCCGCTGGTCTCTGGCGGCACCAACGCCAACCGCCCGGCTGTGGCGGCTGACCTCAATGAGACTTCGCTGGAAGATGCAATCATCGCAATCGCCAACTATGTTGACGAACGCGGTCTGCTGATTGCCGCTCGTCCGCGCCGTCTCATCGTGCCGTCCAACCTGATGTTCGTTGCTGAACGCCTCATGGAGACCAGTCTCCGTGTCGGTACCGCTGACAACGACATCAATGCCATCAAGAACATGGGAGCAATCCCGGAAGGCTATGCCGTCAACCACTACCTGACGGACACCAACGCCTTCTTCATCATCACCGATGTTCCGAATGGCATGAAGCACTTCGTCCGCTCGCCGATGTCCACCGGCATGGACGGGGACTTCGACACCGGCAATGTGCGGTACAAGGCCCGCGAGCGTTATTCGTTCGGCGTGTCCGACCCGCTGGGTATCTATGGCTCGCCGGGTTCGTCCTGATAGTCACAGAGTCACAGCAACACTGGAAAGCCCTCTTCATTGAGGGCTTTTCTTTTACTTGACATATGGATACAGAGGGCGTTTAATCATAGTACCGGGAAAACCGGTGCGCTTGACAGACCCGGCTGACGACATGCAGACAGGCGCACTCCACTCGCATGTGAGGATTTAAACATGGCTCGTACTACCTTTTCTGGCCCGGTTGCTTCTGACAACGGTTTTGAAGGAAACATCAGCGGCACGATTAACGCCAGCACCCTTGTCGTTGGCGGCTCTTTGAGTCTTTCTTCTGGATGGAATGCTTCTTCCGGAACCGCTTCTGCTCAAGTCGGATTCATCCCTGTCTCCATTGACGGAACCACAAAATACATTGCACTGTACTCCAGCGTAACCGTGTAATCCACCCATCTGATTACGGAGAACGCTCATGGCAGGAACAATGCAATATGATGTCTGGGCAGTAACCCCAGAAGAAAGCAACACCGAGTATTTCAAGGCTTCTGGCACTATTGCCAGCAGTGGCTCGATTGCTTTGTTGGCAAACAATCTGGGTTACAACGGAACCGGATACAAAGTATCGATTACCTCAAATGGTGCCGATGCTGATAAAACCTTTACCATTACCGGCACCCGCGTTGGCGGTATTGCCGGTGGTGCCGCTCCGCAAGTTGAAACGCTTTCTGGCCCAAGTGCCACGGTTGTTTATTCCGCAAATTACTACAGCAGTATTGAAAGCATTTCTGTCGATGCTGGCTCTGCTGGTGGCGTAAAAATTGGCTTTGGCGGCGATATGGCGCTTCCGCGTACTCGCGTTAAAGGTGCGATTTACCTTTCCGCATCTACCGCAGGAACCATTACTTTGACGGCAAAACCGTCTAATACCGTAATCCTGAAAGCCCCATCCGGTGGTGCGGCAGGCGTTCATAACATCATTATCCCGCCAGAAGGTATTCTTACCACCAAAAGCGGCAATGATGATTATGCTGTGCTTACCATGTCGCAAGTCTCAACCTCCAACATCACGCTATTTTGCGGGTGATTTATGGCAGGCAAAGACCCGCGATTGGCAAGAGCCGGTGTTTCGGGATTCAATAAGCCGAAGCGCACGCCAAGTCATCCCAAGAAGTCCCATGTTGTCGTTGCTAAAAGCGGCGACAAGGTTAAGACCATTCGTTTTGGGCAACAAGGCGTGCAAGGCGCTGGAAAACATCCAACATCGGCCAAAGACAAAGCACGCAAGAAGTCTTACTACGCCCGTCATAACGCACAAGACCCAAGCCCTGACAAATTATCGGCCCGTTACTGGAGCCATAAGGTGAAATGGTGATGGTCAAAAAGCCAAAATCCCAAGTAAACAAGGCAGGCGTGTACACCAAGCCGGGTATGCGCAAAAGCCTGTTTGAAAAGATTAAGGCTGGCACCAAAGGTGGCGACCCCGGTGAGTGGTCTGCGCGTAAGGCGCAAATGCTGGCCCGTGAGTACAAAGCCAAAGGCGGAGGGTATAAGTCGTGAAAGACCCTCAAAAGTCCTTGAAGGACTGGACAGCCCAGAAATGGCGCACCAGTGACGGTTCGCCGTCAAAGGGCAAAAAACGCTATCTGCCGGACAAAGCATGGAAGGCCATGACTCCCGGCGAGAAAGCCGCGACAAACCGCGCCAAAGCCTCTGGCAATGCCAAAGGTAAACAGTTCGTTCCACAACCCAAAAAGATTGCGGCAAAAGCCGCAAAATACCGTTAGGAGATTTACATGCCAAAAGGTCAAAAGCCCTACCCCAAGAAGCCAGAGAAAGATTTTGGCGAAAAGCTCCGTGACAATCTTTCCAAGCTCCGTGGCCCAACTGAAAGGCTTGGAAAGAAAATACAGGACACCTTTCCCTCTATCTCTAAAAAGTTCCCTGATAAGAAGGCCAAGGGTGGCATGATACGCAAGTCGCAGGGCCGGAAACGCTGAGATGGCAAAGGCTTCCTCCCGCAACTACACCCGTGAGCGTCTGAATGAAGACCCTCAGCGCGTGAAAGACCGTGCGAAGCGCAATGCCGCTCGCCGGGAACTCATGCGGGAAGGTGTGGTGCGCAAGGGAGACGGCAAGGTGGTTGACCACAAGCGTCCCTTGAGTCGTGGTGGCGGTGTCGGTCGCTCCAACCTTCGCGTCCAAAGCAATAAAGCATCCGACCGTCAGGGCGGAAATCTTCAACCCAAATCGGCAAAAGCCAAGGGAGGTCGCAGGTGATTCAAGCATTTAAACGATTTTTACAGAAAATTGGTCGATGGTTACTTTTTCGCAAAGAGGATAATGACATGGCAATAGGCCGTTCCAGCATGGGTCAACAAATCGCTCGCCCGCCGGGCAAAGTGGTTCCAAACGCCCTTCGTCAAGCCAACCCGAAAAAGGTTGAGAAGGTGATGAAGGAATTCAAGAAAGGCGACCTTCATTCCGGCAAGAAAGGGCCGGTTGTGAAGAACCCGAAACAGGCTGTCGCCATTGCTCTTTCTGAAGCCCGCCGGGCCAAGAAAAAGAAGAAATGACCATGAAAAAGAAATCTAAATATGCTTCTGGTGGCCCTGTCCAAGCCAATCCAAAGCCAACGACTTTCCCAGACCTTATTGCCGACCGAAATCGCCGTATGGCCGAAGCGATGGGCGATGCTCCAAAATCAAAGTTACCGACACCTGCGAAAAAGCCAAAGCCGTTTGCCGGTGGTGGAATGGTTGTCCCGACAGGCATACCGACCCCGCAACCGCGTCCGTCCAACTTCACTGTTGGCCCGTTGCAGTTTGGTGGGCCGGGTGGCTATGGTGGCGCTGGAAGCCCCGTAGGAGCCACTGGAACGCCTCCGGGTGGTTCGATGGGCGGTGGCATGTACAGTTCTGACAGGACTCGTCCGGTGCGTGATGGGCGTGGCATGGAAGACATGAAACAAAAAATTAAAGAGCGTTTAGGCGGTCTTGGCGACCGTATGGGTGGCCTGCGCGAGCGCATGCAAGACATCCGTACTCGCGTTCGCCCCAATGCCCCGGCCCCTGTTGGTGCGGGTGGTGGCTACAAAAAAGGCGGTAAAATTGACGGATGTGCCATGCGTGGCATGACCAAAGGAAGAAACAAATGAAAGGCAAAGACATATTAGGTACCATTTCCCCGGTATATGGCGCTGTCACAGGGAATGGCTTGTTCGGAAAAGTTGGAATGGGCGGTGCGCTTGGAGCGATTCAAAAGCTCGCCCGTGACAAAAAGAAGAAGCCTGTATCTGAAGAGGTTGCTTCTGATGTTGCAAATGCTGGTGTGTCAAAGTTTAACAAAGGCGGTCGCATCGATGGCTGTGCCATTCGCGGCAAAACTAACTGTAAAATGAAATCCTACAAGTGAGGTGATTTATGGCAAAAGAATCCAAAGCAATGGTCAAAAAGGAAATCGAGTTCTTTAAAAAGAAAGGCGCTCCTAAGTCCATGATTAAGCATGAAAAAGCCGAAGCCGAAAGCATGAAGAAAGGCGGCAAGATGAAGCCAAAGGCCAAGAAAAAATGAGGCCCCAACTTCGCGGCGGCAACGGCGGGGGTGAAGACTCCGAGCCGATGGTCGAAATCGAAATTCAAGTCGGGCCAGAATCCGAGGCTCCCGAAGCCCCGGAGGCCATGTCTCCTATCGGCTACAAGAAGGGCGGTCGTATTGACGGCTGTGCTATCAAGGGCCATACCAAAGGTACGGTGCGTTAATGGCTACCAGTGGAACTGCGACATTCAATCCGGAATTCTCTGAGCTTGTTGAAGAAGCGTATGAGCGTGCCGGTCTGGAACTGAGAACCGGTTACGACCTCAGAACAGCTCGCCGTTCCATGAATTTCATGGCGCAGGAATGGCAAAATAGAGGAATTAACCTTTGGACAGTAGAGTCAGCCACATTGACTTTGGTGCCGGGTCAAATCACTTATGACATGCCGGATGACACCATCGACCTTATAGAGCATCAGATTCGTTTAAACAATGGTAGTACAGTCAGCCAAGCAGACTACACCATGACTCGAATCTCTGTCTCGGAATACGCGCACATTAACAACAAGAATACACAGGGGATGCCCCTGCAAATCTATGTTGACCGCTTGCGCGAGCGTCCCGTGGTCTATCTATGGCCGGTTCCAGATGGGACTCAGACCTATACACTGGCTTACTGGTATCTGCGCCGGATTGAAGATGTTGGCGCTGGTGGCGCAAACACGATGGATGTCCCTGCCCGTTTCCTACCGGTCTTGGTGGCCGGTCTGGCCTACTACATCGCCATGAAGAAACCGGAAGCCGCCGAGCGTCTGGCGATGCTTAAACAGGTCTATGACGAGCAGTGGGAATTGGCTTCTGGGGAAGACCGCGACAAGTCATCCCAGCGGTTCGTCCCGCAAATGGGATATATTGGCCGGAGCGTTTAAATGCCCGGAGCATATTCATCAGGAAAATATGCCCACGGCTTTTGTGACCGATGCGGCCAGCGCGTTGACCATTTAAATTCAATGCGCCAACTGGTTATCAATTTGTTGCCGACCAGTATCCGTGTATGTGATGAGTGCTGGGAACCTGACCAGCCACAGCTCCAACTGGGCCGGGTACAGGCGGATGACCCGCAGGCTTTGCGGAACGCCCGTCCTGATACCACTTACTACGCTCCCGGCAACGAAGGCGCTAATGGTAGCCGTCAGATTCAGTGGGGATGGAATCCTGTTGGTATGTCGCCCGGATATGACTCGGCTCTTACGCCAAACGAGCTTTTAAGTTATTCTGAAGTCGGAACCGTCACCGTTGTTATTTCGTGAGTTTAAACAATGAATTATGCACAACTGACACAACTAATCCAAGACTACTGCGAAACAACTGAACAGTCGTTTGTGGACAATATCCCGACTTTCGTACAGGTCGCCGAAGAGCGCATCTACAACACGGTTCAGCTCCCGGCCATCCGCAAGAATGTCACCGGCACCATGACTTCCGGCAACAAGTACCTGTCCCTGCCCGATGACTGGTTGGCGGCCTTTTCGCTGGCTGTCATTGCCCCGGTAACCGAGGCCCAGACCTTCCTGATTGACAAGGATGTGAACTTTATCCGGGAATGCTATCCAAGCCCGTCAAGCGGCGGCGTTCCCCAGTATTACGCCATTTTTGACGACAATACCCTCATTTTGGGGCCGACTCCGGATGCCAATTACGGGGTCGAAATGCACTACTACTATTACCCCGAATCC